GGATGCGCTGCTGCTGTTTACAGTACGCGAAAGCATGCAGGTTATGCCCCCAGGCTTAGGGTCATTGTCCCGTTGGACAGGACGGCGGCGTCAGATGAATATGAGCCGGCGTCCAGGAAGCTGGCGTCCCTGATCGGGATTGAGCTCTGCGACCCTACCACCTTTGACGTGTCCAGGCTGATGTATTGGCCCAGTTGCTGCCGGGATGGGGAGTATGTGCTGGAGGTATTTGACCATCCGTTCTGCAGCCTGGACGGCCTGCTTGGCATGTATGGCGACTGGAAGGATATCTCTCAATGGCCGCAGGTCCCAGGCATCGAAGCAGTGGAGCGCCGCCGTCTGGCGAAGCAGGAGGATCCGGCTTCAAAACGCGGGATCATCGGGGCATTTTGCCGTACCTATACGGTATCCCAGGCGATGGAACGGTTTATCCCTGGGATGTATGAGGAGACGGACATCCAGGGCAGATATACCTATACCGGCGGTTCCACGGTAGGAGGGGCGATCCTGTATGACGGGGATATGTTTTTGTATTCCCATCATGCGACGGATCCCTGTTCCGGTCTGTTAGTCAATGCTTTCGACCTGATCCGCCTGCACAAGTACGGGGACCAGGATCAGGAGGCCAAGGACGGGACCCCGGTCAATAAGCTGCCTTCCTTCGTGTCCATGTCACGTATGGCTGCTTCGGATCCGGCTGTGTCGGACCGGCTGGCACGGGAGAACCTGGAACAGGCAAGAGCTGCATTTGATATCCCGGAAGGCGGGGAAGAAGACTTGGACTGGCTCAGCCGGCTTACACATGACGGGAACGGCCGGATTCAGAAAACGATCAATAATGCAGTGATCATTCTGGAAAACGACCCGAACCTAAAAGGGAAGATCACGAAGGATGAATTTTCCTGCTGCGGGATGGCTTTAGGGAGCCTTCCATGGAACAGTGAAGAAGGGAAGCACCGGTGGACAGACGTAGACGATGCGGGATTTTACAGCTATATGGAACTGTTCTACGGGATTACCGGGCGGGAAAAGCTGGACAGTGCCCTCCTGATCGTGAGCAGCCAGAACAAGACCAACGAAGTGAGGGACTACCTGAAAAGCCTGCAGTGGGACGGACGGGCACGGGTAGATACCCTTCTGCGGGTGTACTTAGGGGCGGAAGACAATGCTTATACCCGGGCTGTCATACGGAAATCCCTGTGCGCTGCGGTGGCACGGGCTGTCGTGGGCGGGGTGAAGTATGACAACATGCCGATCCTGACAGGCCCCCAGGGGATCGGGAAGAGCACGTTCCTTCGTACACTGGGGAAGGAATGGTTTTCGGATTCACTGACCAGTTTTGATGGGAAAGAAGCGGCGGAGCTCATCCAGGGAACATGGATCAACGAGGTTGGTGAGCTGACGGCCATGAACAAGCAGGAGACCAATGCGGTCAAGCAGTTTTTGAGCAAGACGGATGATATTTACCGGGCGGCATATGGCCGCCATACGGACCGGTACCCGAGGCGGTGCGTGTTCTTCGGTACCAGCAACGAGCATGAATTTTTAAAAGACAAGACTGGGAACCGGAGGTTCTGGCCGGTGGATACCGGCATTTACCCGGCAATGAGGTCTATTTGGAATGATCTGCCGGGGGAGGTGGACCAGATATGGGCTGAGGCATATGTGCGCTGGATGCTTGGGGAGCCCCTGCACATGACCAAGGAGGAAGAAAAGCTGGCGGAAGAGATGCAGGACAGCCACAGGGAGGTATCTGAGAAGGAAGGACAGATCCGGGAGTTTCTGGAGCGGGAGATCACGCCGGACTGGGATTCCCTGGGGCTGACGCAGCGGAGGCAGTTCTATGCGGGCGGGTTTCCGCTGCAGGACGAAGTGAAACTTGTGGAGCGCAGGAAGGTGTGCGCGGCGGAGATCTGGGTGGAATGCTTTAACGGGGACTTGAAGTTCCTGAAAAAAACAGATAGCCGTGAGATCAATTCGATCCTCAGCGGGCTGCCAGGCTGGGAGCGGATAAAAACCCCGAGGAAGTTTGGGGTGTATGGACAGCAGAGGGGATATGAACGCACTACATAACCCGGCAAAAAGGATTGTAGTTGTCTCTGGATATGTAGTTGTGGAAAAATAGAGTTTTGTAGTTTGTAGCCGGTATGTAGTTTGAATTTGTATACGGTGAAAACCTTATGAATACGGCACTCCCTACTATAAAACTACATAACTACATAAACCCCATATAAATATAAGAATAAATAAAATAGAGAATATAATATAGCGCCTGGCGCGCCTGATATAAATATATAATAGGGGAAATTTATGTGTTTGTTGTAGCAGGATTTTAGAAAAATTGCGGTGTACGAAGAATGTGTTGAGGTTGAAAGGTGGGGATTCTATGCGAGAGTCAGAGGTTGAGAAGATATTGGTCCGCGGGATCAGGAAGCTGGGCGGCTGGGCTTATAAGTGGGTTAGCCCAGGGAATGACGGCGTTCCGGACAGGATCGTCATACTTCCAGGGCAGCGCCCGATCTTTGTGGAGCTGAAAGCGGAGCGTGGGAGGCTGACCGCCCTGCAGAAGGTACAGATCGACCGGCTGCGTATGATGCGGCAGGATGCAAGGGTGCTTTACGGAGAAAAGGAGGTCAGGGGATTCCTGGCAGAATGTGAGGAGAGGTTGAAAGATGGAATTTAGGCCGCACGCCTACCAGGCGCACTGCATCGAGAAGATCCTGCAGATCAAAAAGTTGGGCCTGTTCCTGGATATGGGACTGGGAAAGACGGTCACAACACTGACCGCCGTCAAGGAATTAAAATATAACCGATTCCAGGTTCGTAAGGTCTTGGTGATCGCGCCAAAGAAGGTGGCAGAAGGTACCTGGACAAGGGAAAAGGACAAATGGGACCACACAAGTATCCTTCGGGTATCGACTGTATTGGGAAGCCAGGCGAAGCGAATCCGGGCGCTGAATATGCCGGCAGACCTTTATATCACCAACAGGGAGAATGTAACCTGGCTTGTAGATTATTACCGGAACAGTTGGCCTTTTGATATGGTTGTGGTGGACGAGTCCAGCAGCTTTAAGAGCCATAAGGCAAAGAGGTTTAAGTCGCTGGCAAGTGTAAGCTCCCACATTGACCGGATGGTGGAGCTGACCGGTACCCCTTCCCCCAATGGCCTGGAAGACCTGTGGGCGCAGATCTACCTGTTGGACAACGGGGAACGGCTGGGGAAGAGATACACCCAGTTCCGGGAACGGTATTTTGATCCTGGAGACCGGGGAGCGGATGTGATCTACAACTACAAGGCAAAGCCCGGCAGTGAGGAGAGCATCCTGCAAAAGATCTCGGATATCTGCATCTCCATGAAGGCGGAGGATTATCTGGAGCTGCCGGAGATCACCTACCATGAGGTGCCGGTGGATCTGGACGCAAAATCCCGGAAGGCATATGGGGAGCTGGAGCGGAAGATGGTCCTGGAGCTGCCGGAGGAAGGGGATGAGATCAGTGTGGCGAGCGCGGCGGCGCTGAGCAACAAGCTGCTGCAGCTGGGGAACGGCGCCATCTATGACGATGACCGGAACTACCACGAGGTACACGGGTGCAAGGTGGAGGCGTTCCTGGAGCTGGTGGAGTCCCTGCAGGGGAAGCCGGCGCTGGTTTTTTATAATTTCCAGCATGACAGGATACGGATACTGGATGCATTGGTAAAGACAGGGCTTCGAGTCCGGGTGCTGCAGAGCGCTGCGGATGAGGACGATTGGAACGCGGGCCGGATCGATATCCTTCTGGCACATCCGGCGAGTAGCGCTTACGGCCTGAACCTGCAGCAGGGTGGGAACCATGTGGTATGGTTCGGCCTTACCTGGAATTATGAATTGTATGCCCAAGCGAACAAGCGGCTGCACCGTCAGGGGCAGAAGGAACGGGTTATCGTCCACCACCTGGTCTGTACCGGGACAAGGGATGAGGATGTGATGCGGGCTCTGGGGCGAAAGGACAATGTGCAGGAATGGGTCATGGAGAGCCTGCGGGCGAGGATCAAGGCGATCCGGGAGGAGAACAGGAGGATAGGGAAATGAGCTTTAGAGTAGATAAAGTAAATGGAATTTGTTATCACACATACGATAAGCCGGAAGTTATATGTTTTAGAGATGTTGTTGATGATGCGCATGTTTCTTATTGGTATGAATGGCAAGGAATAAGCCAAAACATTTCTATGGAACAATTTTTTCGGGAAGTAGAGAAATGCGGATTGAGTCCAGAAAAGCTATCGATAAAAGCATGGGAAGATGAAAATGGAGTAATTATCGATTACGGGGTGCGTCATCAGTTTTGGATTCCACGAAGCGTTATAAATAACAATGAATGGGATTTAGAATATCTTCGAACATCACTCGGTGACAGACTTGACAACCAAGATATAGGGCTGAAACCGTGTCCATTCTGTGGCGGAAAAGCGAAGATTATGGTAGCGCAAGAATTAAGACTTGGTGGAGATGAAGGATTTGTAATTCAATGCGAAGACTGCTACATGAATACAGCTTCGATTAATGGTACATATTCCTCAAACTCAACGGATGTCATAGAACTGTGGAACAGAAGGGTATTCAAAGAAACATGCCAAAATAAACGAAACGGAGAGAAATCATGAACAGGAATAAAAAGGGTGTCATGCCGGAGGTCACCAGGGAAGTATACAAGAATGTCAAGAAATATGACCGCCAGCAGTTTGCTGGATTTTGTACAGAACTGTACAAGTACGGATATGAGGACGGCAGGGAGAGCGTTCCGGGAGTAGACCTGGAAGAGGTTATGGCTGCGGTTGCGCAGGCAAGGGGAGTCGGAAAGAGGACATTATTGATTATTGATACGCCGGCAGATTGCAGGGATTGTGTGATCCGGAGTCTGGGTGATGATTGCATGGCAATGGGAAGACATGTCAAAGAATACCGGGAAAATAAATGCAGGCCGGAGTGGTGTCCGCTGGAAGAGGTGAAAGAGAGCAGTGTTGAGCGCTGCATTGCACACTTGGAGAGACACGGGTATATCGCCCTGGAATTCAACAGGGTCAGCAAAAAGGATACGCAAAAAGCTATGAAATGTTCCTGTTCTGTATGTTTGGTTCAGTAGGGAGGAAATGCGGATGCGATCAGTGTTACATTACCCGGGAGGCAAGAAGCGGATCGCTTCCTGGATCATCAAACACATGCCGCCTCATCACAGTTACCTGGAACCATACTTCGGGTGTGGGGCCGTGCTGTTTGCAAAGCAACCGGCCCCGATCGAAACGGTCAACGACCTAGACGGGGAAGTGGTGAATTTCTTCCGGGTGATCCGGAATCCCGGAAGCCGGGAGAAGCTGCAGGAATGGATCGCTTACACGCCATATGCCAGGCAGGTCTATGATGATGTATTCCTGAGGGAACCGGAGGATGAAGTAGAACGTGCTGCCTGTTTTGCAGTGAAATCCATGCAGAGCCACGGTTTCCGGATGACTGGGGATTGCGGATGGAAAAAGGATGTGTGTGGCCGGGAAAAAGCATATGCGGTCAGATACTGGAACAAGCTGCCGGAGTCTATCGCGGAGATGGCCATAAGGCTGAAACATGTGCAGATCGAGAACCGACCGGCGCTTG